CTGATGGTAACACCATTACGGCAGACTATTTGGTTCTCCGACCTCTAACTTCTTCTAGCGGTGCAAACCCAACAAACAATTGTGGAACTGTTAGAGTTAGGCTATTTGGTCAAATTTGAGGTGGTTAAGTGAGAGTAAAAAATACTACGGGTGGAACAAAAATTGTTCTCGGCAAATCATATCTCGGTAATCAAGAGTTTGACGCTGATGAAGAATTGCGTGGTATTTTTCTAAGAAACAATTTCACTATTTTAGATGAAATTGTGGAGGAAGTGGAAGAGGTTGTTGAGGAAGTTTCCGATGATTCAGCCTCTCCACTCCCCGACTTAGATAGTATGACAAAGAGAGAATTGCAAGCACATTTGCGCTCTCTAGGTATTCCATTCAAATTATCACAAAATAAGTCTGACCTTGTTGGTCTATTAAGTGAAGAAGAGTAAGTTTTATTACTTACCTATCTTTGCGTATAACTAAGGAGATGATAATATGCCTATGAATTCAACAAAAATAACAGCGAACACACAAGTTTCTTCAATTGGTGGAACTTTTGAAGGAGTAATTTATTACAACGGTGCATCCGCATCGGTAATTAACGTATTCGATAATAATGCAGCGAATGTAACTGCTTCATGCACTTACAATAACGACCCTACTATTGTAACAGCCGATACTTCAATTTTGAAGGTTGGGATGTTTGTAACAGGAACGGGTATTCCCGAAGGGGCTACAATTGCTTCCATTACTGATGGAACAGACTTTGAATTAAGTGCGGCTACAACGGGTGGTTCTGTATCGGGTGGCACACTAACCTTTATTGACGGTGATAACCATATCGCTAAAATTTTAGTAGCCGCTAACTCTTCTGATGTAGTAAGAGGGCTTGACATTATTTGTAGAAACGGTATTAAGATTATTGCTGATAACTTTACCACACTTGAAATCTTTGCCCTTACTAATTAGGGGGCTAAAGGATGACAAATATACCAGAATTCTCATACATGCAACCTGAGGATATTAAAGAAGGTAAAGGCGATACCGTAGTCAGAAAGACATGGAATGTGGGTTTTGCTAAGGAGGCTTTTATTGCCTTTATTCTATATGAGGCTTCAAGCATTAACCCAAGTGTTAAGACAAAGATTGGTGATTCAAGCACCACCTTTGGTCTAAAAAACATGGCAACCTTCTTGTCTAGGAATCACAATATCGGTGGTTATGATGACTCGGAGTTTGACAAGACCAACCGTGATGCTCTAAAAGAAATTAGCGAAATGCCTTTGCGTAGTTTGATAGGTGCAGTAATGCCCGAAGAAAGTCAAACGAAAGTAGAAGAAGGTTTCTTTGACCAAACTACAAGAGAGAGATTAGGAAGACATTTGTTTTATGCTGAACAGCATGACGAAATGTTGATTGTTATGAAAGAGACAAATTTACCACTTTCTAATCAAATCACCAACCAAAGAACTTCTTCATTGAAGAAAATAATGGAGTTTAAGGTTGGCGACCTAATGGATGAAAGAAAGACTAATTTGGATTTTATCACCTTCTTTGATATTTTTGATGATGACTTTGTAAGATACTTTGGGGAATTGCTCCCTGTTTATGCTTATAAAAAGGATAAGGCTAAGGTAAGTGAAGAGGTGCGAAATTATCTAGACTCTTTTGAAGATAAAGAAAAAGAAGCGATTGCCGTTAGGGGTTTAATTGACGGTGTTGCTAATTATCTTGATACTGCTATTAGAGAATATTATGGTGGTATATTCGATATGGGTGAAGGAACACGATTGGGTGTAATGGGTGAAATAGAAGAAAGGGTTAAGGGAGATATTTACGAAGAAAGACAAATGGGTTCAATTAAACTTTCTCCGTCTGAAATTACAATTATTCAAAGACAACTTTTACCATTGGGTGAAGAAGGGGCTAGAAAAAAGGCTACTGATATTTTCGGCACAGATAAAGTAATTCAAGAATCATTGGGTGGTGAAGAATATGATGCCACTAAAGATTATTCGGGAAGACAATCCGTAGACATTAATCTAGATGCTTTATCTAGAGAACAATGGGAAGACTTAATAGCCACACTAATAGTATATGGAGGTAGGGCTAACAGTAGGTCGCTTCAAGGTAAAGGTAAAGCGATTCTTATGGATGCCGTAGAGGGTTTTGTAGAAAAGAAAAAAACAGAAATATTTGGTTCTATGCAAGAATTTGCTGAATTTGAAGATGAAGTGAATAGTAGAATTGAAAGCATTTACGCTACTTCTAGAGAACAACAAATGGTTACGCCTCAACAAAGAGATGAATTTGAAGGTGCTGATTCTTCTGTATATTTAAGTTCAGCCGACCTATTGGAATATTTGAGGAAATTGTATAGAGAAGGCGAAGTTACTGTTAAGGAAAAGGAAAAAACCTATGAAATAGAGATAAATGACTATGAACCCTATATTACAAAATATGGCAGGTCTGTTAGAAAATTAGAAGGTAGAAGGAAAGACCAAATTAAATTCAGCCCAAGACTAATTGATTCAGAAGAAGAAGGTCGAGATATAAGAGAAAGAGCCAATAGACCAATTGAGACACTTAGAGATATTTTTAGTAAAACAGAAGCAGGATTTACAAAGCAAATGAGAGGTGTTTATAGTTTGGCTAAGAATAATCTGTCTGGCGACAACAGTATGCTAAAGGGTTTGATTAAGATATTCGGAAGTGTAGATACATCTGAATATGATGAGCAATTTGAATTGGGAACAAGCCTTTTAGACTTTGAAGATTTGGAACTAAATGTAAATGAGATAAAGGATGAATATGAACCATTTGTAACATTTATGTTAGAAACTATTGAGTTAATAGATAGTAGACAAGAATTTGTAAATAAAATGAAAGGATTGGCTATGGATTCAGAAAAATTGGATGAAATTGTAGACAGTTTTTCCCTATTAATGAATGACATTAATCAAGGCATAGAGAATATCGGTAGAGAGCAACAAGAAGGACTCGGAGAAATAGATGTTGAAGAAGGTGAAGAGGGAGAACGGGAACTACAAAGTGAAGTAGAACGTAGACAGCAATTGTTTGAAAATGTTGCTGATGAAAAAACAGGATTCAAAAATGAATTGATTACCTACTCTGATAGTCTGTATAATATTTTCCAAAATATTATTTTTGATGAATTAATGAATCCTAAATATGAAGAGGCTACGGAACAGGAAATAAGAAGTCTTTTAGAAAGGGCTACTGAATCAGAAACCAATAAAGTGGGAATACCGCAGGAATCAATAGATGTTATATTAATGAAGTTAGATAAAGTTAATTTTATTGTGGATAATTTGGCACAAAAAGACATTAAAGAAATAAAACAATTTATTCCTAAAGTTACAGTTGCCGAAGGTATTGATACTGTTAGGGGAGATTTAGATAAACAAATAGATGACATTTTTCAAGGTATTAGTGAAACTATGGCAGGTAGTAAATTAGGCGATGTTTCTACTTACGGTTCGTTGAAATTTACAGTTACACCAGAAAAGAGAGGATTTAGATTTAAAGGTAAATATGATATTAAGGGCAATGTAAAGCCCCAAATATCGAGAGCCTACATCAGTTATGGAAAAGATGCTAAAAGCACAACAACGGCAGGTGGAGATACGGTTGCTGACCTACAAGGTGGAACAATGATTTCAAAGCCACTACTAGAAACATTAGAAAAGATTAGAGTCGCTCTAAATACTTTAAACAATGCGATATAATTATAAATAAGAAATAGGAGTAATAGACATGGTAAAGATTGTAACCCCATCCGACATTTCTCTTAGTGTTGTAAATTATGACGGTGGAGTGGGCAGTTACACTACTGCTGTCAAAGTAGCCGCTTTATTGGGTATTGCTGACTTTGTTTCCGCTAGTTCAGGCTCGGCTACTTCTCCCACATTAGAAGAGGTGGGTGATTTAATTAGGAGAGCCGAAGATTTAATTGACGAATCTACAAACTCCTCATGGAGAGAAAATTTGGTAGAAAATGAATTTCATGACTTTGATTTTGACGACAAGTGGAGAAGTTATTATTCCGATTATGTGGGCAAAATTAGACTAGAAAATGAGAATATCAGAAAGATTATCCGTATCGCTACATGGGAAGGTAATAATTACAAAGACTTAGCATCAGCCGTAGCCACAGTTACAATTAGCGATTACACTAATGTAACAAGTGTAACTTTGACGGCAGGTGGAACAACGTGGACATTAACAGCAGGAACGGGAACAGGGCAGTTTAACAAAACTTTTGGTAAAAGAACTACTGCTATGGAATTGTGTTATTTGATTAATGAACAACCGCCTAGCATTACTGCACCATTTACGGGTGCTACTACCAACAAAACACTTGCTTCTAGCGGAAGTAATATTTCAGATTTCTTTTATGCTAATTTAGAGGAAGATGAAACTGTAACAATTGTGTCTTTATTGCCAGGTTCTGATGGTCAAAATTGCACAATCGCAGTTAGTGGTTCTGGCATTAGTAAAACAGATTTTACCGATAAGGAAGAATATGACAGAAATCAAGATTGGTGGGATATGCGAGATACGGGCGACATTTTCTTTAGAACTGATTATCCAATTAGAAGAAAGCATTCAATTAAGGTTACTTATACATATGGCAATCAAAGAGTTCCCGCAGTTATCGAAGATGCGGCTACTAAATTAGTGGCTTGTGAGTTAATTGCCTCCGATGATTCATATGTTCTATTGGGCAACGATTCTACAAATGGTATGGACTTAAAGAGTAAATATGATACCTACAAGGCTGATGTTGATAAGATTCTAAAACTTAAGAAGAGAGTTATTTATTATTTGGATGGTGATTGATATTTGGCAAAGTATTGTTAAATCTAGGAGGGTAAAGGTTTCTAGACAAATAGATATTATGCAAGCCGTTATTAACATGTTAGATGAACATTTTGATGAAATGGCTGACCCTGATGGAACAGTTGATACTAGAGTTTTAAGAGAGCCAACATTTATCGGAAGGTTGAAAGAAGAAGTGGGGAGAATGAGGGGAGATGTGGGAAAAAATTCAATAACATTATGGTTTAAAAATAGATATAATGCTTGGATAAAAAATATTTTGGGTCGTGCAAATAACAGATTAAGAGATAACGGTTATGTTTTTCACCATCATTCGGGGGGAAGTAATCCTAGAAGTAGTTTTATTTCTCGTTTAAGAACTCATGAAAAGGAAGATTGGAAAAATATTGTTAAATTTTCTTGGAGACAAAATCGTGCATTGTGGGAAGGACAATCTCGACAACAATCAACAGATAAAGTTTTAAATCTGTATAAAAAAAAATATAAACTAAATGCCCAACAGTTACAATTTTACAATAAACAACTAGAAGAAATAAAACAATACTTTGGGCCAGAAACGGATAAAGGTTCATATCATAGGATAGCGTTAAGGAGAACCATAAAACAATATAATTTAACAGAGGTTATGTAATGAAGTGGCAAGACATACTACAAAAGAAAAGTAAGGCTCGTCGCAAGAAGGGTTCAAAGCGGGCCAAGAAAAAGAAAAAGAAAGTCAAGCGAGATGCCTGTT